TTCCGTTCTTTCCGCACCTCCGGCATCTCCAGGTCGCTGTGCGAGTAGAGATTATAAACGGCGATGTCCACGCTGATCTGGGTAATTTTCGGAGGAACCGGAGATAGCGGCAACGTGTAACGTCCCTGGCAATAGGCATCGATGGTGGCGTCGGCATCGGCAATGGCGGCGGTCACTTTATCGTCGTCTATTTCACCTTCGCCGGCTTCGTCTGTGAGCTGGATCAGCGCCGCCTCGTCGATCCGGTCAAGGATGTTTTCCTGGGTGCAGTAGGGCATTATTTGTTGCCTTTCTTCGCCGGTTTAGCCGCCTCTTTGCCGCTTTTATCCGCATCTTCCGTGGCGGTTCCGGCTTCCCCTTCCTTATCCGGGATCTCGTCGACAATCAGCATGGTGTCCGTTCTGAGCGCCGCCAGTTGTTCCTCGCCGAATCTATCGTTCGGATATTCCGTTGGTTTCGAAGGATGGGCAACACCGCACCGCCGAAATCCGTCTTTTTTGCTCGTGATTCTGATCATGTTTTTATCCTTTCCAGGGCGGGGATGACCCCGCCCCACAGGTTGTTTTATTCGCTGCGCAATTACGCCAGCCAGGGCACGACCACCAACTTTGCTGAATTGAACCATTCATTGCTCTCGCCGCCGGCCAAGTTCTGTTTCTCGATAATACCTTTGCCCGCACTCTCGTTGGTTCCACCGACGATCAGATGCGTCGGTTTGATGCCGAGGGGCGTGTCCCCGTTGCCGTCGTCGCGTTTGAGCCCCATCATAGACGCCCGGCCCGCCAGGTAATTAGTCAGATTCAGGGTATTCTTGCTCCCATAGGCGAGTTGCCAGAGACCAAACCCGACATTTTTACGGTCATCGACACCATAGATAAATTTTTTGCGCATGAATGCCGCATCGTCGGTGGGTTTGTCGAGGGCCACGAATTGTGGAGACTTGCGCCGCTGGAGGATGACAGGCTTGATCGGGCGGGAGAGATCCACCAAGAACCAGGGGTTGCCTGAACCGCCGCCGTCATTGCTGACGGACGCGCCGTTGACCGGATGATCGTCATCGAAGAAATACTGGCCGTCGTAGCAGAGGGTACTGAACCCCGCCGCGAGCAACGCCCATACAAGGATGTCCGGATGCTCTTTGGCCGCCTGGGCGAGTCCCTGGATCATGGGCGTATAGACCCCGATCTGGTCGTCGTCGATATCGTCGCGATCCACGCCGATGGTGGATTCGAACGATTTGTTAGCAATCGTATAACTGAAGGCGGAAAGGTCCTTAATAACCCGGTCGCCCAGCCATTCCTTCATTTGCGGAAATTCGCCAAGCCATTTATAATCCACGCTCCGGCCGGTCGATGGGACGGTCATGGCGATAAGATCGTACATCGATGCCACGCCATCGAACGCCTGTTTGAAAATCGTACTAAATGATTTGTAAATACCCTGCATGTTTGCCTGATTGATGATCATGATATGCCTCCTGTATGCTCAAAATGTTATGGCGGTTACGCCGTCAAAAGCTTCCTCTTGTACTCGATCCATGCGCCATAGATGTACACCGCATCGCCGTCGTTCGTTCCGCCCAGAATAAGCACGACTGTAAGCGCGCTCGGCGAGGCCAGAAGTCCGTCGAGGCCGCAGGTGAACGTCAGTTCCGTCCCGGCGGCCACAATGGCTTGCGCAGCGGTGTCCTGAATGTCCGCATTGGCCACGTCGCCCGCCGCCACCGGGAACACTTCGCAATCCAGCGTCAGGGCGTCATTGTCGGCATCCTTCCCGGCCAGGACATGCACATGAAGATCGGCAGACACATCGATGTCCTGCGGCAGCGGCACGGAAAACCCCAGCGTTTCACCGGACGTGCAGCCCACCGGGATATCGATCACGATTTCCTTGTTGGCAAGTTGCGCATAGCCTGCAACTGTCGTCGCCTGCTTGGTCAGCGCGGTACCGTCTTCCATCGTGATCGCGCCCAGTGGAACGGGCACGGTACCCTGAATTGTCTTAAGCCCCTGATAAATCTCTTGTAATGCCCCTTCCACTTCGGACTGGGCGGTGAAGGTGCCCGCGTCGGCGATAGAAACGGCCGAGGCCGCATGGGCGGCTGTAGGATCGGCGATGTGCGTCGCCACATCAGCCTGTCTGATGGCAGGTTCAATGTCCACCCAGCCATGAGTGGTGTCGATATAGGCGGCGATGTTGCCGCAGAAAATATTGTAAGTGACGTTGCCGGCAACATCGACAAGGTTGTCGTCCTTGAGAAAGACATTGTCGCCGACATTGGCGATGGTGATGGCCGTCGCAAATGTCATTTTAAAGAGCCCGCGCCGCCTCACCAGCACATTGATGTCGCCGTCCTGGCCGTTCGTATTATCGGCATATTCACGGGCCACGCCCATGAAAATCAGACCCGATACGTCGCCGCCCTTAACCGCGTAGCCCGCGGCATTGACGCATACGTTCGCGCCGGCATAAATTTTATCGCCGTCATCGACGGGGATGGAAAGTTCCACCCCCTCGGTGTATTCTATTTTTTTATCAGCACTTAAATCGCCCATTTGAATTCTCCTTTCGGGATTTGTTACTTGTTATATTTCTTGTATGTCTCCTCATCGACGCCGCAGAGCTCATTGATCGAGCGCTGGACGTTATCCAGGGCACCTGCCGGCGCATCTTTGGCCACGATGATGCCGTCCACGGGGATCACACTGCCCGCCGGGCGGGACAGGACGATCAGCCGAAACTGCTCTGGGTTTTTCAGGGCCAGATCCCTGCCCCATTTGTCGAGCTCGTCCGGGCTGGTTTTGCCCTCCTTCAGGGCGAGTTGCACGAGATCGGTTTGCTCCATCGTGGAGATCTTCTGTTTCAGTGCCGCCACTTCGTGAGAGAGCTGGACCGCGACGTCGCCCGGCGCTTTCAGGGAAGCGACGATCCGGACAACATCGTCCTTGCCGGCGTCGGCTTTTGCTCCCAGCGCATCCAGGACTTCTTTGCAGGCCACCAGACCCATTACCTGGTTCTCCAGATCCTTGGCCTTGTTGACCGACAGCGTTACTGCCTCGATGATCTTGTCCTCGGCGGCGTCGCCCGTCAGTCCCAATAATTTCTTCAGCTTTTCAATCATGTTTCCCTCCTTTTCTCCTTGATTTATCGTTGTTTTTGATGCTTGCTGCCACTTTGCAACAAGCGGCTTCAGGTTGTTTATTGCCGGGGTATTCGTGAGGGCGACATTGACCAGCATTTTCACCCGTCGATCCTGCCGACCGTAAAACAGGACGGGCGAAAAATAGCGATATTCCCGGCTCTCCAGATATTCCTTTGCTTTTTTCGTCCACTCCACGACGGCCCAGAGCCCTTCGCCTCCCTTCCAGACCAGATTCGAAATCCAACCCGCTGCCGGAGACTCTCCATCCGCCAGGGTCTGATGCTCGTAGTCGATAACCATGTCGTTGCCTCGGGCGCTAAAGGCTGCGATAATTTCCGCCGCCGCCGCCGCGTCGCAATATACCGGCTCTTCCCCGACAACCTCGATTTTACCTTCCGGCAGCACCTGAAACTCTGTGGGTGCGCCACCGGTCAATTCCTTCAGAATTGCTAATATAATATCCATAGGTTATCTCCTCCCCATGATCCATTCGTTGATGATGCCCAATAGCTCATCGCTGTTTTCCCTGCTCAGTCCCAGGAAGGGGCGGGCGGGAAGAACCGAGCCGGGATGCTTCACCGATTTCACCGGATGTCCCGCCCCCGGCCAGAACAATGCTTTTTTGTTTCTGGGACGGATGATATGCGCAGCCGTTCTGCCACCGAAATGATGGATGGCCGCATAAATCTTGTTTGTGCCGATGGCCACGGCATTGTTTCCGATCATCTGAGCCCGGATACTGTCCCGGAGCTGATCGGAGACGCGCAATGTGCCGCGTCGTTTCGGGTTCGGCGTTTTCGGTTTTACCCAAGGCGTTCCGTCCGGGGCGGGGCCTCCAGCCTCAAAGCGCTTCTTGGTCTGCTCGACAATTCGGTCGCCGATGGCCTTCATAATGGGCGACATATTCGACACGCGAGACGATATTTCCCGCAGGCGTTCCCGGACAGCGTCGGCGCCGTCCATTTTTATGGTGATTTCAGGCATTAAAAATCCCCTTGCAATTTAAAAAAATCATGTTACCTTTCAGTTAGCTGGTCTGTCGGGGCCGCACCCTCAACCGGCAGGCAAGGCCGTACGTCCGTGCGGGGGCGTAGCAGGCTCTTATTCTTGCGCAACATAAACCAGTCTTCCCGATCTCAACCGCGCTCCTTGCAGCTTCTCCGTACGAATAATATCAAACGCGTTTACTTGTTCCTTCACCGTATCCGCCAAAACGCCCACTATGCGCCCCTTGCCAATTTGATACGCTTTCACATACCGCTTGCGGAGATATACCCGACCGCTGTCCACATACTGGATAAATCCGACCCAAACTTCCTGCGAATTTTCAATAATATCCGGGATCAATGGGAAATATTGTTCTCTCCCGTCCCATCGTTTCGGATCCTCGATGATGTGATCAGCCACGGAGGCCGTAACACTTACATAATCACCAAGTTTGTCCTGATAGACCCCCTCCGGTACTGACGCGCGCAGCGCCTCGATATCTCCTGCACGTATTCTTGGAGCTAATTCAACAGGGGGAGTATCGCCGGTTAATTTTGCCGGTAAATCGGGATATTGATCGTACCGCCACGGGCCAAGCTCCCGAAACTCTCCCGATTCCTGCACCCAGCTTTTGCCGAAGGCCGCTTCCCCCACGTTGTAGTCCCAACCCTTGTCAATCCCCACCGGTGCGCCGGTGGCCGGATCGATGGGCGAGGGAGGCGCTTCGCCCTTGCCATCCTGCTGCGCTTTGGCATATTCACTGCGCGTCGATCCGAATACACGGCATTTGCAACCCCAGCCGCAGGGCGGATAATGGGTGTGCCACCAAGGATCATCCGCGGGCAACGTTAGGCCGTCCCAGGCCAGGTGCTCCGGCCTCGGGACCCGGCTGTCGCCGTGCGTGTACGTCAGATACGGCAAGACCTGTAATTGCTCCGGATCCGTGAGCTGTGCCCAACGGCCGGCGGCATAGGCCGTCCGGATATTTGTCGAGTAGATCAGCTCGCTCCGCCAGTTGCGCGAACCGTTGTAACTCCAGCCGTGCGTGGAAACGATCCGGTCGAAATCCTTCCGGAATTCTTCCAGCGTCGTTCCTTTCGTGATGGCCTTGTCCACGGCAGTACGGAAATCGGCAAGCAGATCATCCTTGTAAGCACCAGCCACCATAAACCCCTTCGCATGCTGGTCTTTCCAGAGATCATCCCACTTGCGTGTCGGGATGTTCAGCTTGCCCTGGAAGAACTTTTCCTGTTCCGCAAAGGGCAGACTAAAAACAATCGACAGTTCTGCGTCAATAGCCATTGGCGACCTCATACCGGCCTGATGCGTCGGCGATCATCATGGCCTGAGCTATAATGGCGCCCAGCTCGGCCGGTTCCATCTCGCCGTAAAGATCGATAATGCTGTCCCGCAGTTCCTCAAGCGTTGTTGCCTTTTCAACCAGGCGTTTCAACGGGGCAATTAGCGCATCGCCCGGCGCCAGGGCCTGCTGCCCCAGCCTTTCGGCGATCATATCGGCGGCGTCAATTTCAGCCGTTTTAAGGGCGTTTTCCACAGCAGAGGCTATAACGACCCTCATGTCGGGGTGATCGCAGGGATTTGCCCGGTAACGAGCCGCGAGGGGGGCGTTTACGTCTGCCCTTCCGGGGACAGTCTCCGATCCCTGTGGGCTTCCGGATACTGTCCCCGATCCCGGAAAAGATTTCACGGGAGCGGCTAAAACTGTCTCTCCCTTTTTCGGCATGGGGATCTTAAATCGCTCCGAAACGTGCTCGGCAGCAATCGGCTGGCCTATTTCGGACGCGCCCTTGTAAACGTTCATGAGTTTTTCCAGATCCTCCGGGCGCTCATAAAGCAGATTGAACCAGGGCAGGGGCGTATCCCAGCCGAAGTTATAGCCCACCAACGGCCGGATGATTTGATAACGGATTGTTTTCCCAAGGCTTTCGGCATCCGCCTTGATCAGGTCATGGCGGACTCTGTCCTGAGCGTCTTCATTGCCGAGTTTTCCGGGCGTTCCCTCCGTGGTGGCCGTCTGGCCCAGAATTGCCTTGGACATCTGCGCGTCGCAAAAATTAGCCAGGCTCTCGTAGATATTGTTGGTGCCTGAGTTTTTTACGGCCTCGACAAACTCGATCTCCGTGTTTTTGCTGATGATCCCTGCCGCGTCCGATCCCAGGGACTGGATCGCGGCAATCAGGGCGTCCTTATCGGCCGTGCTTGCCCCGGAATCGTATTTGCCCAGCCGGAGGGGCATCCCAAAGACCTCGGCGAAGGCCACCCAGTCTTTAATCCCATAGTTTTTGAACAGATACATCCAGGCGCAGACGCGCAGAATGCCGGCGCGGGTATCATAGCCGGAACGCGCTTTATAGCGGTGGTAGATCAGTTTGAAGGCCGGCATCTGTTCGCCCTCTATGGGCTGCGCCTCTGTCAGGATCCGGGGGACTTCAAAACTCTTGGCCCACATATTGGCGGCGCCGCGCTCATAGAAGACGGCTTTCTTCGCGTGGATCCACGCGATACGTCCGATGACGGCCTGGCCGCGGCCGGCGCTCCATATGATCTCGTTGAGCGAATACCCCTTCCCGATGGCGTCCAGCATATCCAGCAGGGCATCATCGAAGGATTCCAGCGAAAAAAGACAATCGGCGACAAAATCTCTGATCTTTTTATCTTCGGCAGATTCCGACCAGGGCGTGATCTCGTAGTCCAGGCCGTGAACAGCGTTCTTCCGGGTCTGGAGTTCGGAGAAAAGGTGCGTGTCCTTCTCTTCCATCTCCTCGAAGAGCTCCGCTTGGCGGGCAACATCGCCGTTATCGGCCTCTTTGAAAATCGTGGCCAGTGTCTGCGGCGTGAGGCCCGACGAGGGGTAATTGCTCCAGCGGTCCCGGATCGTAGTAACGGCGATTTCGCGGGTTTCCGGCCGTTTCATCACCTCGATTTCTCTACCGAATTGATCGTATAATGTGCCCATCAGTAGGCTCCTCGCTGTTCAGCAAAACGGCGTTTGTTTACCGTTTCATACCCTACCGGCCCGCCGCCCCATTCCTGATGGACGGCAAACCAGGCCATCGCTCCGGCTACACCCGCATCGCCGTGGCGCTTCTTGTTGTCTTTCCCTTTGGTTCTCACATCGGGCAGTTTGGCGATGCCACGGATGACCTTGAAGTCCCGGTGATCCTCGATCACGTCGGCGTCCTTGGCCAGCAGGATGGTTTTATCCTCAAATGCCGATCGATATTGATACATGTTTTCCCGGTACCATTGCTCGGTCAGCATGACCTGTGCTATCCGGGACTTGCCATAATGCTGCATTGCCCGTTCCGCCAGGTATTCACCATTGCCGCGGGCATCGAGGGCGCCATAACGGAAACGGGGTAGGCGATCACAGATGTAGCAAAGAATCTGCTCTTGCTGCTGGAAGGGGATGTTCCGCAATTCCACATGAAAAGGCGCGTGCCAGTTGGCGCTTTGCTGTTCGAGCAGGGGGATGATGACGGACAAGTCGCCGCTCCGCCCGAAATCCTCGCCGACCACGGCGTTCCGTTCCGGATCCACTCTTTTGAGCAGGGGTAAGAGCGCCTCCTCACACCAGTCTTTAACCTCGGCATAGCGGATATGGTCGGCCAATTCGGCAAATGAGGTAGGCTGTTCATAACGGACAACGGGGATTTCTGCAGACAGGCAGGTCTCTATCAGCGCACGGGTCAGGAAGGTTCCGGTTCCCTGGCTGGGCACGCAGAAAAGCTCTTCGTCGGCATCCTCGCCATAAGAATCGATCAGTTCCTGCCGCCAGATTGCCTCGCCCTCTTTTGTCCATTCCCGGCCGAGCGTCTCACAAATTCGCTTATAAAGGCCGTCCTGCAGGGCGTCATCGAGATCAACCCGGTGCAGGCTGTATGGCTTCTTCTTCGCCCGGATGTCCTGGATAACGCTGTTGAATTCGTTCGTATCTCCAAAATGTGTGGATATAACCCGCACCTGACCGCCCCACATGAGGAGGGCCATTGCTGCCTTGAGCAGCCCGGCAAGATCGTCATGGAACGCGGCTTCGTCAATGACTACACGCCCCTGCTTGCCGCGCAGGTTGGTCGGCCGGCTGGAAAGCGCCGTGATCCGCCATCCCGATTCCAAGGTGATTTTATAGGCGAGTATCTTCTTCTCCTGGACAACCCCACCGACGTCATCCTCGTCAATGTAATCGAATTCTTCCATCTCAGAGGCGGCCAAGTTGTACGCCCGTGACCAGTTGGCGCAATCGTTGATGAACTCCAGTGCCATGTCCTTTGTATAGCCGATGTACCATACGTTCCGTTTCTCGCCGCTTCCGGCTTCCGAGGCATAGAGGGTATCGTCAGCCGCCTCCGCCCAGGAAATACCGACACGGCGCGATTTCTCCATGAATTTTACCGGGGATTGATCAGCGACCCAACTGGCCTGATAGGGCAGCAAGATGCCTGTGGCAGATCTCGCCTTATCAAAATCGTTTTGGATGTCCACTTCGGTCATCGTCTGAACGTCCCTTTTCTTTGCTTGCGCTGGTTCATCTTGAAACGCTTCCGCCCACCGGTATGCCTGCGAAACCTGTCAAATCGAGGAACAATGATCCTCGGGAGCCATACGTCGGAAATACTACCCAATTGATATAAAGCTTCAATCATTCACACAATCCCCAATATCTTCTTCCGGATCGTTTCGGCGGTCTCTTCCGACAGGCCGCCTTTTTTGACGACTTTGACAACATCATCAGCGGCCTGTTTCGTTTTCTCCCGCATCTCCGACATCCACTTCTTCTGGTTCACGCTGGCGCGCGTCACCTGAGAAATCACGCGGCCCAGTTTGGCAAAATCCACATCCTCCGGATCGAGATCCTCCATATCCAGGAGGACATGGAAAAGCTTGTCTACATACAGACGCATCACTGCATCATTGGTCTTGCCGGCGTCGTCTCCCGCGTAATCCGTCAGGGCAATCGCCATTTCCGTTGAATTTTTAAGGGCCTTCTGCGCCCGCTCCAGCCCCTGGCCGAACCGATGCACCGCCGACCGGGAAACGATCGATATCTCAAGTCCCAGATCGCGTATCTGATCGTTAAGCCATGCAGTAATGCCCTCATAATCCGAGAATGCACCGGAAATAAGCAGGCGGCTCAGTTCCTGCCTGATGGCGTCCGGCAGCAAATCTATTTTCGAACGGGCAGGCATTAGCACTCCTTCGGCAGCCGGATACCAGGATCGCAAGGCACTGTATTTTCAAAAACATCCACGCCGTCGCGGGTCAATTTTGCAAACCAGGCCGGCCGGTGACGTTCTCCAATCGCAATCAATCCCCGCTCTTCGAGATAGTCCATCTCCTTGCGCACTTCCATTTCCGTTGCATTTTGGAAAATATCACTCATGGCCGCCTGAATAGTGGACTCATGCAGTCCAAACGGCTGCCCCAGATAGAGCGCCTGCAATATCTTCCCACGCATTTCCTCCCTGATAATCCGCCTCAGATCCATATCCATGCGTCGCGTCTCACTTTCTCGAAATCGAATCGTTGATAATTTCCATGACCGACTGCTGAAGCCGATCTACCTTGTCAATCATACGGTCTATTTTTGTTGATATCACCATCTCAGACCGTATATGATCCTCTCGGCGTACATACTGCACGGGCAGATCCGCTTTCAGATCCATAATGGCCCGCTCTATGCGTTGTTGATCCTTCGATATGTCGCTCAGCGAGTTGATCTTTTTTTCCAGGTCGCCGGTGCACTTTGATAGGATGGAGCGCATGACGCCGAGGATGATAAGGCTCCAGGCGGCTATCAGGGCGACAAGGGCTGCGAATAATTGCCAGTGTTCACTCTCCATATCGCGCCCTCCGTTCTTTTTTTGCCTGACAATCGACGCACCGAAAGGCGTCGGGTCTTGCCTCAAGCCGCGCCGGATCGATCTCTTCGCTGCAATCCATGCAGAGACGGATGCCTGGCTCCGCATTGTCCGGCCTGACACCCTGCCTGCCGGCGAAGTGCGTTTTCAGCGCCACCTGCCGGAATAATTCCTCGTTTTGCTGGGCAATGTCGATCTCGTCCATCGTCGCCTAATCCGGGATTTTTGCCGGGTCTCTCGCCAGCATCCCCGTTTTGGCCGCCTGATATACCGCGTCGATCTGCTCTGCGGTCAGCCCCGCTTGCTGCATATATTGCATGTAGCCGATGAGCCCGGCCTTGGCCAATTCTGATATTGCCGCTATCACTGTTGGATTCATCACACACCCCCTGCCATCGCCGTGAGTTGGTTAATGAGGTCGGTTAACTGCGCCGTGTCTGAGGCCGTGGGCGTTCCGCCGCCGTCAACGATAGATACATAGATTTTGAGCAGCGGCCATGCCTGTGCCAGAATCCGTTTCTTTTCGCGCGCTACGGCCCTCTGCGCTTCTGTGGATGCGGAGTTGGTCATAATAGACATGGCGTCGTCATACTGCGCATTGTAGATGCCCAGCCAGATGGATGCCTGTTGTTTGGCCGTCATAGGTTGCGCTGTCTGCACACCGGAGCATGCCGTGATCATCAAAATACTCAACGCCACAATTACATACAGCGAACATCTCATAGTCCTCATGATTCACCTTCCTTTCCACCCGCCTCGATAGGCGGCAAAGCCGATAGTTCTTTTGTCTGGGCGGCGATGAGACCATTTTTCGCGGCGGAACCATACGAACTGCCCAGGTAAAAACCGAATGAAGTGCCCGCCAGCCCAATCAGTGCGATCAGCGCCGTGTTGAAAAAATCCTTGTTGGCAGCCGGTACAGGCTGGAAACACAGAAAGCCGATCACCAGCGAAAACAGTATCGTGGCCATAATGGCCAGGATCGCCGCTATTTGATTTTTATTCTCCCCCATCTCTCAGCACTCCTCTCATGCAAAGAATTCATGATGACCCACTGTGGCCACCAGTGTCATTTTTGATTTCCAGTCCGGCTCGACGGCGGATGTGCAGTATTGGCATACGTGATGTTCCGCGATTTCCGGCGTGCGGGGAATTGTGCCCGCGATCAGGCCGGAGGCGATGTCGTAACAAATCATCAATGCCTGCGAACGCAGACGCTGCGCCTCGAAATTCTTTGCCGTGATTTTGAGGGCGATGTAATTCGGGTCGTCGGGGAGCAGACAGGAAAACTGATACGGCATGAGGCAGACCTCCTTGATGGTGTCGCCGTCCCAGTTTCTGTGTTCGACGCGCTCCAGGATCACGGAGCCCACCGCAATCGCACCGGCGCGCCCTTCTCCTCTGGCCTCGCCGTAAATAACGAGCGACATCAATTGCTTGTCGTCGAGTTTACCGAAATCGTCGAGCAGGAGTTCCTTTAGAGCGTCACGCTTCATTTTCTGCCTCCCTGGCCAAGAGTTTCAGCATTTCGGCGTAGTGAATTATTTTATTGCAATCGGATATGGAGATCGCCTCGCGCTGACGGAAGGCGTATTTGATGATGTTGCCGATGGCAAATGGCTGCAAGATGCCGCCGGACTTGAACAGGTCAATAGGTTCCGTGAGCCCGGCTTTATAATGTTCCGCGCCATTGCGTTTGAGATATTCCCAGCTTATTTCGGTCTGATCTTTTTTTGACATGGCAGCTCCATAAACAAAAAAAGGCCACCAGTCGTTAGACTGATGGCCTCCCAGGACCGTGATCTACATGCCGGTTTGATACTGGCCCCTCCCAGGGGGCTCTCGGCATTTAAATTTTGCTATGCCTACCGCATTTTCCCCCGATTGTCAAGAAATTTTTCTATATATTGCGCGTTAATCCACACATAACCACAAGATTTTGTGTTTTGGCATTTGAGCTCGATCTCAAAATCACCATTGCATCTATGCCCTTTAACATCCATTATTCGGCTGCCGCAATTAGGGCAAGGGATGGGGATGTCTGCTTGTGGCTTTTTTTGCTGCATCATCTTTTTTATGCTGATGCCTCCTTTTTAGCAGAGCTGAAAAAATTCTAAAATCATAACCTTTCTCACTGTGTAATCACGTGGCAATGCCGTAACGCGTCTCGCTATCGTCATCACCAACGGTATTCCGGCAGGCGTCGCAATAGCGCCAGTTGACGCCCGGATCGGGGTTAAACAGCGTCATCTCATATTCCGCCCGGCATTCCGGGCAACGGCATTGCGCGATCGTCTCCGCATCGCCAGCCAATAATCGCATAAACGGCAGCGCATCCACCATGCGCAAATCGATCTCCTCGGGGTGGGCGATAATAAAGCTTCGCACCCATGCGGGTGAGAAATACCACTGGTCTCCGCCCTGGCGCGCCAGGCGCAACGTTCCCCGGCGCTTGCCCTTGAGCCAGCCGTTATTGATCCAGCGATGTACGATTTGGTGATTCTCCTGCCCCTTCCACAGCAACTGCATCACGCCGCGCAGGGTAAACCCATCATCATCGTGAGATGTGATGCCCAGGCGTTTTTGTTTCAGTTTAATCGCCGTAAATGTCCGCTTAAAACCGCTGATTTTATAGAGTCCCACGCGCAGTTTTTTCAATCCCATGCGCGGATAGTTCTCATATAAATATTGCGTCTCTTCCCAACTCCAGGACGGTTCTTTTGTCCGGGCTAATCCCATTTTCTGTGCCAGCTTTCTGACATACCAACTGGGATATTTCCGCCCCAGGCGCATCATGATGATGTTGATTTTTGTGGAGGTTCCATCGTAGAGATCGCGGATTATCCGGAGTTCGGCCTCCGTGGGGTTGTATTTTTTCGGCTTGCATTGCCTCGTTATGATGCCGCCCTTTGCCGCCGCGATTCGCTCACGCGCATCGGCCAATGCTTGCTCGCGGTCCTCGCCGGTCAGGTCGCCTGCGGCACGATTGCACGTCCCGCAGAGACCATGCGCCGGGATGCACATGAGACGCAGGCAATTTTCGCATTCTTTTTTAAAACCTTTTTTTGTCATGGTTATTATAAGCCGGATTCCCAAGGGTGGCTCCGGCGGGCCTTGTTATGGAGGTGGTACTATGGCGCCCGATACTGCACCCGCCTCGGCGCCGGGCGGGGATCCTTTCCGGGGACACGAACCGCTTCCGCTCCGCGGCCTTCCGGTTCATGTCCCCGATTGCGAAAATTTAATCCATTTTGATCCATGACATACAGAGCATAATCACTACGATGCCGTCGCAGATCATCTCGGCGTCGCTTTGCGGCGCCAGGTTCCAACCGAAATACGCCGTTTCCAACAGCCAAAAAAATTGTGAGGCAATGAATATCCGCCAGTTCATCCTATTCCCTCCGTCAATTCGCGGACACGGCGGAGGTTTTCCGCGCGCTGGGCGTCCTGGGACGTTCCTGGGGAGGCGAGTTCTCTTCCGGGGACACGATGCGTTTCCGCCGATTCATGTCCCCGATTGCCGGACATGAGCGCCGCTTCCTTTTTGTGCAGGGCTTTTTCCATTGCAATCCCGGCAGTCCTGCCTTCCATCTCCGCAATGCCGATCATGATTTTTTTCAGATAGTTATGACTCTCCAGATAATCACTAAAATGCCGGTGGACAACAACATTTAACGCCTCGGCGATCCCGGCCTGGCTGATTGCATACAGCCGTTTTTGATATTTAAATTCCTGCGTTTCAAACAGTGTTTTCATCTCCTCCAGGAGGAGCCGCAGCTTTTTGGTTTTGGTTTTTAGCGGCGAGACCCCGAATAGATAACAGTAGCCCATAACAACATGAGAATGTTTTCCGAAGGCCGCCAGCATGGCATGAATCGCGTGCAGATCGCTTTCCATCATCAGCTCCAGCAAATTCAACTCTTTTCGGCAGTAGGGGCAAGGGAAATTCATAATGCCCCCGCAATTATTTCATCAGGTACTTCGAAGATGCCCAACCTTCCTCTATAGGAAATTGGATTCTTGAATCTGAGCGGGTTTGCCAGGACAAAGCCACAGGGCCCCGCAAACCATTTTGATGCCGAGACCGTGACGCAATCAATTAGATCGACTGCGCCGATGATATAGCCCCTATGGATAACGGGCAGCTTATATAGGCGATCCATGTCGTTTTTGAAAATAGCCCGGGTAGCGCCCAGGATCCACACGCCTCTTTCATCTATTTGCTGTGCAGCATGGATCAGCAGGCGCCCGCGATAATTCGTTTTCCAAGCGCGGTTTTCTATATCCTTCATACCCAGGGTAATTAAATCCGCCCACGGTTGTTTGATAGACAGGCATCTCATATGATCGTATCTCCGTTTTTGGAAAATTCGTTGCAAACGTGATCCGGCCGGACGGCATAAAGGCGGGAGTTCTCCAACCCGATTGCCTCGCAGCGCCAATCCCGCCGCAACACGCCTGCGCCGCCGATGCCGTGGATATCGATAAATTTAAAGTGGCTGCACGTTTTGCAGCGTGTGCACCTGTCCAGAGATTTGCGGTAATTGAGACCCTTTTTTCTTTTCAGCATGGTTCATCCCCTCCTAAAATTTCCGAAAACGGCAGCCCTCACCCTGCCTTCGATGGCATAGCATCCAGATACACCCTCGAACCACGCAACGGCAGTATGTCCACTTAGTATCTCCGCCGCATGTTTAACTTTTGTCGGTATCCAGTCGGCAAAGTCCAAATGAAGCCGGACGGGAGTTCCTACCGGATATTTCTGATTAAATTCGTCACAGAGTTTTTGCATTTTAGCCGCTTTGATTGGCCTCGTTGTGTCAAATAACGCGACATATTCCGACACCAGCCGGCCGTGTTTCCCGAAACTTGCCGACATGCCGATAATCTCCAGTAAATCACGTTCCCTGCATGCTTCACGGAAATCGTAGGGATAGCGGCATTGGGGGCATTTAACCTGCATGTTGATTCTCCTCCATAGGCACTTCAAAAATGCCCAGCCTCGCCTTGCCTGACCTCGCCCCGGCAAACCCAGCCACCCCTCGCCTTGCCAAACCCTTTCAGACTATGCCTTGTTATTGTTCCTTAAAGTTCGTCACCATGAACCGCCCGAAGGGGCCACCTTTTTCCGGTCTAAAATCGCCGATACCTACGCGGTTGCCCGCATATTCCAGGATTTCCTTGATTGTAATGGCAGATATTTCATCGGCATCATATTCGATCGTGAATTTAAGCGCCCATGTCTTAAAAACAGGCCTTTTACGGGCGACGCGGCCGCGTGTGGCAGGTACCACCACGGGGCGCACGTCAATTTCATATTGCTGGTTTCTGTGGGGAATGGCATCCGGCGATATGATGACAGCACCGCTACCGATCAGATTCTTATATGTGAGTTTGCCCTGGCCAGGGATCTGGTATTTAGCCCCAGCCTTCTTCATGGTGGATATAAGATGAATACTGGGTTGATAGATTGTGCCGTCCGGTAACCGATATAATGATTTTTCGATGTCATCTGCTTGTTGCTTTCTATTTTTTGCTGTTGTTTGCGAACCCGAATCCTCCAAAGGATAGCGATGTTGCAGTAAGGGGCTGATGCCGTTGACTTCCACTTCGATGACTTTCATAATAGTTACCTCCTCAATTTAGTTAAAAAACCTTGCCTCGCCTCGCCAAACCTCGCCTCACCTTGCCGGGCCCTGGCCGGCCTCGCCGCACCCCACCACTATTTTTTTAAATCATAGCCAAAATGTTCAGCCGGCTTCCTCTCGGCACCGATCTGGGCGATTTTGTCGTCCGGCCACTCGCGGATGATGTCCCGGTCGTAGGATTTCGCTACCTTGACCGCCTCCGCGAAACCCACGCCCAGCCTCTCCAACGTGGCGATGATGTCCTCTTTTTTACCGTGGAAGACGAGGTTCTTTTTATCTACAGTGCGAAGCAAAGTGCCGTAGGTCAGACTGACGACATCCTTGTCGGCGAAGAGGACTTTTTTGTTGTATTTCATGGTCTGCTCGAGCGCCATAACTGCCGATTTCAACAGAGCATCCAGCGGTTCCAGTTGGGCATTATATCGTGCCACTACCGCTTGTGTGGCAGCATTCGCTTCGTCAAGTATTTCCTGGACGGCAGCCGTGCGCACCGCGATTTCATATAGGTAGGCATCGACCTGAGCATGAATTCCCGCTGCAGGAATGACAGCGTCGTATTTACGCTTCTTTGTCATGGTAATTCTCCAGCAATAAGACGGTTTGCGCGGATAACTCCTTCAGGGACATTTTGCGCTGATGGCCGAGCCGTGCCAGCCGGCCGACTGCGTTACTGAATATCTGCCTGTAATAATCATCCCGTTCGCTGTCCGCTGCGGCCAGGTAGTAGCCGCCGCCGGTTGATGAGCAGCACGAGCAGATCGCCGTGCCGTCGTTTTTCATGTGCTTGAGGATGGTACGCAAGCGCCTGGTGTCATTGATCCGGTTTTCGTAGGGCTCGCCGAATACCTTGTAATACAGTTCGCCCATGCCGATCGCGTTGGCCTTGCCGATGTGATGGGTCAGGATACTCAGGATCTGGATGCGCCGCTCCGGCGTGTCGATGGGCTCCGCTTTTTTACGTTCCGGGTTGTCATTCATGGGAATCCTCTTTTCCGGGGACACGTACCGATCCCTGCGGGCTTCCGGTACATGTCCCCATTTTTGTCGATTCTGTTAATCTTATTT